GAAGCTCAAGCCAACCCCTTCCTCCTTTGACACGTAGAGCACCTTCCCGCAGGCGGCCAGCATCTTGGCGAAAGCCATCACGGCCGAACTCTTGCCGTTCCCGCTGTTGCCCCAGATGAAGACGATGCCGTGACGGGCGATCTCATCACCCAGGCATCCCTGCCATTCCGGGGAGACCGGGAGCGTCCGGTTGCGCACCTGCAGCGCCTGCCCTGCCGAAAGAGAACGCTTCATACTATTCCTGCGACGCCTGCTTCTGATTAAACAATTCCCTGTTGACCGACTGCTTCACCCGGCGGAGGTCATTCCCGTAGGACTTCACGTCGGCCTTCACGCGGGCGATAGCCTGGGCATCCTGCAGGCCGTTGGCCAGGCAGATCTGCTCGATCTCGCGGGCGCTCACAGGCGTCAGGTCGATATAGCGCCGGCAGATACGGCTCTCGATCTCATCGTAGCCCTTCTTATCCTTCAGCACGCCCCTGGTGATGCGTTTCTTGATGGCTGGGGTGGACAGGAACACAATCCCGCAGCGGTCCTCAAGGGCGTTGTAGATAGCGATGAAGTAGTACATCACGCTGTCGGCCAGCTTATCCGCTTCGTCGAAGATCAGCTCTGGCCGTTCCAGGGTGACCAGGTGTTTCAGGATCTCCTGGAAAGTCTCCCGGATGCTCATGCCGTTGGCACGCACCCCCACGGTACCGGCCAGCTCATGCACGAAGTCGGAGCGGGTCATGTCAGGCGCACAGGTGAGGCGGAACACATTCCGGTGCAGCGCCGTGTAGCTGGCGGCGGCCGTGCTCTTGCCGATGCCGGCAGGGGCCGCAATCCACATCACCGAACTGTGCTGCTGGGCGTAGTCCAGGTAAAGAGTCATGTCCTGGTAGGCGGCGGTTGAGAAGATCTGCCAGCCTTCATTCCGAACCAGCTGCGACTCCAGCCGGCGCCACATCTCCTCTGAGATCAAGTTCCACTTCTGGTTGATGATGTTCGAGATGGTGGCTGCGCTGATATTCTTCAGCGAGGCGGCGGCCATGTTGTTGGAGGGGTAGCGCTGGCAGTACCGTGCCAGCCTGTTCCTCAATTCCATTTTTTTAGATTCATCCATATTGAACTGTTTTTTTGTGTGTATCGTCGCGTTTAAATCCTGTTCAAGGCAGCCGTGGGGTTGTATTGGGTACGCAGGCTGTCTGCTTTCTCCTGCTGGCCCAGGGTATCCGGATAGACCTCTGCAGGGGAAGGCTCCTGCTGCGCCCGAGCCTTCTCAAGGAGACGCTCATAGCTCTTCTTACTCTCATTGAGGGCGGCCAGGCCGGGGTCTACCAGGCCGTGCTGGTCCGGCGCCATGCCCTCGCGGTGCATCAGCTCGTCGAGGGCCAGCTGCCGCTGGATCCGGTCGATCTTGTTCCGCTCATCCTGCTGGCGGATGAAGCTGCGCTCTTCCTCCGTCTGGTCCTGGAGGGCACGATGGTTCATCCTGTAGGGGCCGGCCTCCGCCACGAATCGGTCTCCGTACTGGTCCCGCGTCAGCAGGCGCACCGTGGATAGGTCGCGGGGGTCATAGGACACGTAGAACTCCCGGCCGGTGTTCTCACGGCGCCAAAGCAGATCCGGATTGCCCTCTTTGTCAAAGACCTCATACTGCAGCTTCTCTCCGCCGACGGTGAAAAAGATGCCGTAGTTGGTGAAGGTGGAAGGCCTGGCCGTCGTGACGTAGAACAGGTCCCGGCGGATGGCGTCCGTCAGCTGGACAGCCTCCGGATTCACCGTCGAGGTATAGACATCCATCCGGGAGCGGCCGGCATAGCGCTTCTTGTCCGAATGCTCCATCGCATTCCAGCGCTGCCGGGCATTCATGTATATCTCCACTACCTCATTATAGGTGGGCAGTTTGTCGATATTGGCTTCGATGAATTCGCGGTGGATGCGTGCCGCGTCGCTCTTAGCGGTGATGTTGCCGCCGGTATAGAACCACTCCTGATGAAGCACCTGTGCCTGGAAGCGGCCGAAAACGGACTCGATGGTCTTTGCAGGTGCTTGATGAGGGGCCGTGGTGCGGAAGCAGGTGGACACCTTCCGCAGCCACTCCTGGGCGTCGGCCCGCTTCGTGCCGCCCTGGTTGTCGGTCACGTACTCATAAGGCTTGCAGCCGGCGAACTCCAGTGCGTTCCTGGTGGCCTCGTAGATGGCTTCGAAATTCTCCGTATTGCTGATGTGACAGCCCAGGAAAACCTCCGTGGCGGCGTCGATGACCTCATAGACATTCAGGGTAGCCAGCTTGTAGCGGCCGTCCACATAAGCCCTGTAAAAGAGGTTGAGACGGGTTCCATCGCCGTACCAGAGCGCATTGGGCAGGGTGGGAAGGATGGTGGAATTCATGCGAGTGTAGTGCATCTTGGCCTTCGTGTCGCCGACAACCGATCCGTACCATTGAATCTTCACTTCCGGCCGCTCAAGGAAACTGGTGATGGCGGCCTGAGACTTCACCGGCTTCCAGCCGCGAGAAGGCGCCACCTCGTTATATTTCGCAAAGATCTGTGCATTGTTATACACGGGCGCCCTGGAGCACTTGAGGGCGATGATGTACTGCCCAGCCTCCGGCGTGATCTTGCAGGCGTTGGCGTTCACCAGGTGACCGCTCACCAGACTCACGTATCCGTCACGTTTGTACTCGCGGATCTTGTCACGGAGGCGGGCCGTGCTCTTAGGGAGGGTGTGCCCGTAGGCCTCACGCAGTTTCTCGCACTCGGCATAGATGGGAGTCCAGTTGATGGGCGTGCCGTTGCCGTAGAGCCGGCGGCTCACTCCCTGCGTCTTCTCCATGTCGATAAGGGAATTCAGCACTGAGGCGTTAAGGGTGAACTCGGCAATCTTCTCTGCCTTGATGTGGGTATCATCCGGAAGGATATAGTCCTCGAAGAAGACACGGGCGGCCGGATCCAGCCGCAACTCCTGCTCTTTCTCCATTTGCTTGTGGGGGTCTCCGTAAATGTCGATAAAACGCTGTTTGAATCGCGTCGGAAGGGAATCGAAGTCCACCAGGGCAGGATGATCCAGGCCCTTGCCAGGACGGACAACGGTGATAAGTTTGCGCTGAACGAGTTTGTCATAACACGCCCTACTCATCACGGACTTGCCGGAACTGGCGTCCGTCAGCTGCTGCACCGTCACTGTAACTATGCTGTCAATGTTCATCTTCCGTTCCAGTTGGTGCCCCCCCAACGGCCAGGCTGGAGAGGGCGGGCTTCCCAGGGCCTCAGGCCAGTCCTAACGACCGGCGTTCTGCTTATTACCTACATTGTTAACGTCCAAGATGCCGATTCCGCAGCATACGGCCACAAAAAAGCCGGGGAACCAGGCCAGGCCGCTCACCTTGAACGAGCACGCCCAGATGATGGCTGCAATGGCGACAATCGCCAGAAGGATGGTTTTAAAAACTCTTTTCATAATTCAATAATTATATTTGGTAGCGGGGGCAGGACTCGAACCCACGACCAAGCGGTTAGTGCTACCGCTTACTGCACGAAGCTCTACCAACTGAGCTACCCCGCTATATTTGGTCCCGGCCGGTAGACCATAACCTAACCTATTATGAAAACCTTATCCCTTCCGGCCGCAGACGCCCGCCTCCCGGCAGTCTATTTTAGCGATTCCGGTCGCTATTAGTCGACGTGCTCTATGTTGATAATAATTTGATATCGCACACCATTGTATTTTTCCTTTTTGATGGCCTGGATTCTTTTGACCTGCAGTCCATAGCATTTCCTCTTTTCAGGCTGCAAATGTTCGCGCTTGAGAACTCTTCTCTCGCTGTAGGTGTAATTGGGGACCTTTGAAAAACCAGATATACGGTTGGCCTTCTTTGCTTTTGTGTGTTTTTGCTTCATAGTATTATTTTTCAATCATTGCACTTTCTGCCACAGACTGGGCATAGGCGGCGGCTGCCATCCACTGATTCATCGTGGCGTTCTCGATGTTCTCAATCTGCTTTCCATTCTGGGCAACGGTGCAGCTGCCAGTCTTTATGTCAATCTCAAGCGTCACCCCCTCGTTGAAGGTCTGGACGATCTGGCCATTCGCGTAAGAGATGCGGCAGTTCGGGGAAAACTCGGGATCAACGTACCGCCCTCCCATCTCCAGGGCTGCCCTCCGGATCTGACGGGCAGTGGGCCCGTCTTTGCGGTAGGACAGCACATCTAGCATGTAGTTACCACCTACCTGGAAGCGCTTCTGGAGGCGCCTCCTCTCTTCTGGTGTTACCTTAATCTGTTTCATGTTTTTGTTTTTGTGTGCGTTTTTTTCTTACTTTGCAACGTGCAGCTGAAAAACTACACTGCAAATATACAGATATTTTCTGTATTTCAAAACACAAAATACAGAAATTTTCGGATTATGAATGCAAGTGAAAGACTAGATATGCTCATGGAAATATATGAGCTCAATGCAAAGGCGTTTTCGGAGATGCTAGGAATGAAGCGTCCGCAAGCCATTTACGATATTCTTAATGGGAAAACAAAATCCATTACAGAAAAAATGGTAATGAAGATTATTTCTGTATTTCCTGAAGTTAACAAAGTGTGGTTACTTACTGGTGAAGGTAATATACTAAAAGACCCTGAGCACAATAAGCAGATTACAGATTGGTATTTGAATAATGACATTAGCCGTTTTCATGTTGAAAAGCCAAAGTGTACAAATCAGAAGGTACCCGTCTTCGAGCTGGAAGCTACAGCCGGCTTCTCCGCCCTGTATAGAGACCTCTCTTCATCTGCATCAGACTACATCAGCATACCGAACTTGCCGCCGGTGGACGGTGCCATCTACGCCAGGGGTGACTCCATGTCGCCGCTGATCGCAAGCGGGGACATCGTCATCTTCAAAAAAGTAGAACTGCACCCAGACAACATCATCTGGGGCAGTATCTACATTGTATCATATACCCTCGACGGGGATGATTACACGGTCCTTAAATACATCCGGCACTCAAGCAAGGACGGCTATATCCGCCTGGAAAGTTACAATCCCCGATTCGATCCTCAGGACATCCCGGCTTCATCCATCACCGCCCTGGCCCTCGTCAAGGCCAGTATCACCTTTCACACGATAGGATAATTTTTAAGATTTTTGATACAACGTAAAGATTTTTTTCTCATCTTTGCAGAAGCATTTTCAAGGTTGACCATGTGACATTTTCCTTCTTTCCTAGAAGGGTTAACAACTCGCAAGGCCCAACGAGACAAAACCCCAAGTACTCCCATACTTGGGGTTTTCCGATCCCCGTGAGGGGCGCATGTTAATGGCTTTACCCATGAGCCGTAGGGAAGAAGGAGGTGTTAGAAATGGTTAACCTTGAAAATGCTAAAAAAGGTCACTGGGTGTTTACTCCGTACATTGTAAAAAATGGAAAGAGAGTCTATCCTACCCGTGCAAGATACTTCAAGTTCTGGGTAGAGGACTAACCCTCTAACCTTTTTCGGGAGCGTGGGAGAGCTCCCGTTTTTCTTTTTTGCGCTGAAGTGATGCCATGCGCACCCATTCCATATAATTTTCCCATTCTTCGCATTCTGCTTTACGGATCCTCTTACGAATCCTTTGAAGGCGGAAGTATGCTCTTATCCTGTTGCTCATATCGCAAGCCTATTTTACAAGTTCAAATTCGTAAACATCTACATAGGGATTGTCGTCCCAGGCTCTCTTTCCGTACATTTTCCGAATGAGGGCGGCGAAGGCTTCTCTCGGCGTGAAGTAACTTTCCTTGTGCTTGCCATTCTGGAATCCGTACATCTTAGGTTCAACATTTCCTGCAAGGATACCCTCTTTCAGACAGTCTTCGTCGCTGATCTCCTGGAGGCGCTCTCGGCGCCATCCGGTGATGCGGATGCGGGTCGGCATCAGGTCGGCCCGGACGAACATTTTGTTGTTGTATCCGGGCTTGTCCATCATGTAGTTGGGTGACGGCTGACGGAAGGAATCGGCGAGGTATGGCATTATGTCCTTGTATTTCTGTGCCACGGCCACGATTTCACCGACCTTGTATCTCGGCTTCTTAGACTTGGCGATTCTCCTGGTCATATTCTTCCAGCCTTCCTGAACCGCTCTGGTCAGGTGGAAGTTATCGTCAAACATTATCTTCTGCATATCTAATAAATACTGTTTTCTGCAAAGATAAGCATCACACACACATTTTTCAAGCCTATTTTAAGTAAATTCACACATTATCAGTGAATTATCGTTAATTTTTCCCGCAAAATCATGTAATTAAAGGGTCGCTAAAGAGCGTTTTTTGGCCTTTAACGTGCAAATTTATGTCATTATACCCATTCGGAAGCGACTTTTTTTTCCGAAATTTGTCCGTCTAAATGTCCGTCTAACGGCGCTTTTTTGTTTTTATAGTCCGAAAATTTGTCCGTCTAAATGTCCGTCTAAATGTCCGTCTAACGCCAAAAATGCCCGTTAAAGTGGTGACGCAAGGACACGGGAAAAGCCCTGGTCGCATCGCCGGATCCATGGTCTCTTTAACAGATGGAGCCAGGCATGCAAACCAGGGCATATTGTCAATTCTAGGGTATTCTAGGCCGTTTTTAGAGCTGTTTCGGGCAATTCCAAGGGAAGATGTTAAAACGGCGCTTAAACAGTGTCTAAATGGCCGCTCAAAAAGTTATACCAAAGTGCGGTCCGTGTTACATTTCGTTTTTTACGGGCTCTTTACCAAAAACCCTCACAGAGCACACTCTACTGCCATTTTCAGGACTTCCACTCTTTCATACATACACACATTTCGTTTTTACCCCCGTACTCGGTGAGAACG